TCCATTGTAGAAACATTCTTATTTACCTCCGGCAATCTTCTAACTAGCTCATGCCCAGCTGTTCTTCCGGCTAAGTCTGTACCAACTGATTCACGATCAATTTTTTGACCTACCCAATCAGGATAATTAAGCCATCTGCCATTTACCTTTTTTTGTATTGCAAATGGCATACCTCCAGCTACTTTGTTACCCATATCTTTACCCATCAACCAAGTAGTGGTCATATTTTCAAGAATGGTTTTCTTATTAGTTATTAACCAATTTTGTAACTCTTGGTTTTCTTTACCACCCATTGCTTTCTTAATGTCAATGTCTGCTTGTTTACCCATCTCATCTCTTATCTCAGCTATAATAGGAGCTATCGTTCTGTTTAACGTAGTCTTCTCATTAATCTTTGATTTCAATGTTCTAATAATAGGCAATATCTTTGCTTGAATGTTATCAAGAACATCCGGACTAAATACTCCAGACTCTAATATATTTTGAAAACGCTTTCTTTCTGGCAATGTTGGTTTTGTTACTTCAACATCCTCATTTGCCAATTTAGTCATTTCTGTAACATCTTCAGTAAACACAACATCAGCAACTTCACCACTCTTTAAAGCTGCTTTCATACGGTTTGCATATTGTGCGTTTATATAACCATACAAGCTATTGTTTTTTGAGGGGTCAAATTTAGCTATATAAGGGATCATCGATGTTCTAACGTAGCTAACCATCTCTTCTAAATCAAAACCATCAAGTCCTCCTTTATCTTTATTTGTAAAATCGATAATTGTTCCTTTAGAAGTTCTCCAGTTTCTTGATTTAACTTTAACCATCTTATCAAGCTCCGAATATATAGCCGGATTACCAGGATTAAATCCTTTTGGATCATTACCAATGGCATCAAGTTTAGCCTTAGCTTTAGCAGCTGCCTCACTTATTTCAGTAACTTCTTTTGTTTTTGGCTTAGATTCTTTCTTCTCAGTCTTCTTTGTTTCTGGTTCTTTACCTAAAGCAGCTTTCTTTTCTTCATACTCTTTACGCTTAGTCTCGGCTTCCTCCTTTTCAAGAGCAACCATTTTGGTTTCGTAAGTGTCATAATCAATTTCATTATTATTTAATTGATCATCTAAATCGTCCATTCTTTCTTCAATAGACTTTGAATATCTTATAGATCTAGACACTACCGCACCAGCTAATAAACTTTTTGCTCTTTCGCTTATTCTACCTTTACTAGCGTTTGATTGATAATTTTTTAAGAAATCATAGAAATCACGGCCTTCGCTAAATTTAGCATTGGTAAAACCCATTTTTTGTAATACTCTAAGAACAGGCCTTGCAGCCCTTCTTAATACGTCTTTAATTTGGTTTTTATCTCCAATTTCGCCGTAGGCAATAGCATCGATGAAAGCTGTAAAGTACTCTTCTAAATCTTCATCTTTTATTGTTCCTGTTTCCTTGTCTAAATAGTTCTCGTTAATACGTTTTTGTATAACATCTCTTTCTTTCTTGGTTAAAACAGATAAGAATCCATTAACAACTTTTTTTCTTTCTTGTGGATTGCTAAGCGCTTTTGCTAATACTTTATGTAAGAATTCGTGTTGAGCAACGTTAATAGCCCCTGTTCTTGAGGCTACACTTAAGTTAACAACTGATTGACCATTAGGTAAACTGAATCCATCAGATTTAGCAACCTCTTCAACTTCTGAGTTTATTTGCTCGTCTGATTTTATAGCTGTATTAGCCGGCAATTCACCAGAAGCAATAGCTTTTTTTGTATTATTATTTTCAACAGTAACCCATTCTTTATAAGCCTTCTTTAATTCATCGACATTCTCAAATACAGCAATAGATCCTTGATCACCTATTCTATTACTGATATTTTCTTCACCTAATCCAGCTACTATTTTTTTAATATTTTCAACACTACTATTAATAGTTGCTCTATTGCCAACTATTTTATTTATCATAGCGTATTTACCAGTCAATAGAAACTCTCTTTGTCTTTCAAATTCATTAAACTGTTCTTTTAACTCAGTAGCTTTCTCTTTCTTAATTTCAGGTGAAAAGTTTGATTGAGATAATTCAATATAAGCATCTTTAGTATCTTGCTGTTTTTTGTTTATTTCCAACACAGCGGTCATGTCATCAGCAGGCATATCATATACACGATCACGTGAGTTTTCAATAACCTTTAATGATTCATTAGATAATCTATTTATTTCTATTTTTATTTCATCAGCTTCTTTACCAGACAATCTTGTATTAGTCTGTAATTCATTTTGTAAATAATCTATACGGTCTATAATATTTTTACTGGCAGCCATTTCTTGAGCCGTAGCGTAGTTTTTTAATTCCTTTGCCACTAATGTTGAAACTCCACCACCCATTTGCATTCCTCCACCCATAAATGCTCCTGCGGCATAAGCTTCTTTAAATCTTTTCGCTCTAGCAGAAGGAGTAATGCTAACTCCCAACAAATGCTCGTCAATAAGCATATCTAAGCCTTCTGTAACAACTTCTGTGCCTCCCTCTATTTGAGATTCAACACCAACAAGTCCGGCTGTGTATAAGCTTGATTTTATAAAGCTATCTTTAAACATCTGTCTTGGTTGACTACCCATAGAAGACATAACCTTTTTCATGTTGTCAAACATCCTAAGTGTACCTAGTTTTTCAGGGACAAATTCAGCCAAAGCAAATCCATAACCTGCTAATAGTTTAGTCCCTAAGTCATAGTCAGAACCAACTTCATCTTCCATCTCTTGTATCTTTTGCCCTCCAGATCCCAACGATACCGCTGCAGCTCCATAATTACCGCCAAAATACATTGATGCATATACAGGCAATTGCTCAGCTATTAATCCAAAGCTATATTTACCAAAATCTGAAAATGAGTTAACATCTTCAAAAGAATATTGCTTTGTATCTTCTTTAATCTTATTACCAAGTTTTATTGTATCACCTGATGCTTCACTAAGTAATCCACCAAGACCAGCTTTATCTCCTTCTATATATTCTATTGTAGAGCCTAATATTTTACCAGTTCCTCCAACTATATTAAGACTTGTACCAATAAGCTTTTGCATATTAGCAGTAACATCATCATAATTATACTTGAAATATTCTAACTTTTCCTCATCGCTTTTTATTTTGTCAATGTACTTAGGAAAATTATCATATACTCCTTTTAAACTTTCTAATGATTTTTTAGCATTCTCTCTCCTTACTTCATATTTAGCTATCTCTTCATCTGTAACATCTCCAGAATCATATTTTGTTTTGAATCCTTCTGCGTATTTTTCAAACGAAGTTATATCATTATTGTATGTTTTAGCTAATACGGTTTGTTGACGAGCCAAATCAGAAGATACCAATACATCTTGAGCCGCTCGTATTTTAAGCTTTTCCTTTTGCTCTGCTACTTCTTTTATATACAAAGGTTGTTCATCCCAATATTCTTCGGCAGCTTTACCTTCTTGTATTAATATTTTTTCTTTATAAAATAGATCTTTTGCAAGAGCGTCTATTTCTTCATTTGTTACCTTAGCGCCTTTCTTTTTAGTCTTAGATAATATTTCTATTGCTTCTTTCTTTTGGCTCTCTAATGGTTTGAACGGAGATATAGTAAGATCTATATCAGCACCTATAGCTTGACCAACCATAGATATTGGAGACAACACAACATCATTAAAGAAGTTTTTTGCACCCTCTCTTACGTAGTCGATGTTCTGAGAATCGTTGATCTCATCATTATATAATTTGTCAATTGAAGCATAATCAATTGGTTTACTTTTTATATAATTAACTACTTCATCTTCTTTATCTTGTAATTTTTCCCAATCTTGTTTTGCAGGTACAGCAGGTAATGTAGCTAAAGTTTTCTCTAACTCGCTTTTTGGATTTAAGATCTCCTGTATTGGATCTTCTTGATAAAACTGACTAAGATCATTTTGTTTACCAACAAAGTTTGATACTTTTTCAGTATTCTTTTTTATATTAGTCTTCTTAGCTTTACTACTTTTTTTAAATTCATCTAAGAATCCAGGTTCTTTTTTAGTTTGACCATCACTCCAAGGATACGTTTTTTGTTTTGGCTTAGGAGTAACAGTATTCTTTGTAGATTTCTGCTTTAACTTCTTACCTCTTATAATGGCATCAGCCGAGGTTTTCTGCTCGGCTGCCATCTTGTTTATATCGTCTTCTGTGTATATTTGTCCTAAACTATCAACGTATTCAAACATAGGTACTTAATTTAATTTATTATTATTGTTTTTTATATCCAATTTGCTTTTTCACTGTAGCTTCAGGCACTGGGTTACCTATTATTAAACCATCTTTATCAATTTCATACCAATAACCTACTTTACCACCATCATCTTTTCCCGCTATCTTGTATTTTTTATTAGGACCGCTTACTATTGTGCCTTGTCCAACACCGCTTTTTGCTCTTTCTGAAGGAGGTGTTTCAAATACAGATTCTTGTAATCTTTGATTAGCAGTCTTTTTAGGTTCTTTTTTAGGCTTAGCTTCTTTCGGAGTAGTTGCTCCTTCTTTTTGATATATATAAGTACTATTATCTTCTCTTAATACAACTTGTTCACGCATTATTTGTGTATTAACAAAATGGTCTTTATATGCATCAATGGCTTGAGCTTTTTCTGTTTCGTCTAATACACCATCAGAATCTAAATATATTGGCTTTAAACCAGCTTTAATGCGATATTTGTTTACAGTATTGTTTGTATGTAACATGAGTTCTTCGTCTGTCATACCTGCTATCTGAGAAGTTAAGTCAGTATCCAATGCTGTTCTAATCATTTCTAAATCTGGTTCCATAACGAGTTTAAATTTACCAGATTCTTTTTCTCCAAGTTCAACTTCTTTAGTAACTAAATTACCGTTTGCGTCTTTCTTTAAAAATGCTTCTTTTATACGGCCGTTAGATTGTTTCTGAGCGTTTGGATCTTTCGCATTAACTGCTTCTAATTCAAAAACATCAGGTTTAGCGGATTTAAGTCTTTCATTACTTTCTGTTCTATCTGGAACAACTTTTATAAATTCTGTTCCTAAATTACTCATCTTCTTTAATTGAGATGCAGCGTATTCTTTTACCAATGCACCATTACCATCATATACTTCCCAAACAAGGTTGTTAGGATTTCCGTCTTTGTATACAGCTTTTTTTGTGCCACCTAATTTCCCCTGCATTATCCTAAGAGCCTTTACATCGCTAGGATCCATATCTTGAGCTAAACCACCTGGATCTCCAATAGGTTTCATCAATAAGTTATCAACGTCTTCCGCGTAAGAAGATATGTCTCCTAAACTTGTAGTAAAACTGCTTGAGACAGAGTTATTGATATCAGATAATCTTTGCATAGCTACCTGTCTATCATTGCCTGTTATAGAATTATTTAATAATCCGGATTTTAATTTTACGGCTTCCTGTATTAATGGTTCAAATGTTTCAGCTAAATTTAATTTATCATCAGCGTTAGATATCTTAGAAACATTAGTACGCAGAGCGAAAGAATATTCTTCTGTTTCTCTATTTATATCGTCTAATTTTTTCTTATTTTCTTCTAATTTTTTCTTTATAGCTTCTTGTTTATTAGCATAACTTTGAGCAAAATTAGAAAATGAACCTGCAATATTACTTTGCAAGTCTCTTATGTATTCTCCCGATTGTGTATCAATTATCGCTTGTGGATTACTGTATGCTCCCATTTATTGTATTTGTTTAAATTCTACATCAAGTAATGAATAATCTACTATGTCATATCCATCTTTATCTTTTGATACGGCGTTAGCGGTAATCTCATTAGACATTACGCCTTGCCATTTCCCCAGACCATATTTGCTATCTTTATACTCAAAAGAATAAACATTTATTCCGCTATTAGATACTCCAATTTTTTCAATATTCTTTTTTAATCTTATATCAGAACTAGCTCCTGCTAATGCACCTCGTCCACCCGCCTGCGCACCTCCACCTCCACCTCCACCTCCAAAAGCGCCGCCGGCGCCCATTGAAGATCCTATTGATCCAAGACTTCCGAGCATACCAGTTATCGCTCCTGTCTGATCCGCTCTTGCTTGTGCAGCTTGAGCTTGGGCGTTTGACATTTGACCAGCTACACGATCCATTCTTGCAACCTCTCTTTGTTCTCTAACTTCAAACATAAATTGTTTACCAGCGGCTTGAGCTTGTTGTACTCTTTGTGCTTCTGCCATTTTTATAGCTTGTAAATCTTGTTCTCCTTGAGCTCTAAGCTTTTCATTAGAAGCTTCTTGCTGTTCAATATTAGCTGAAATCTCTTTCTTACTTTGTAATGCTGCTTGAGCTAATGCCGTTGCTCCACCACCTCCAGCTCCTGTTTGTTTTAAAGCATCTAAAGTATTAGCTAAAGACATATCTGCTTGTTCCGCTTGAAACTCAGCTGCTTGTGTTGCAACACCAAGACTGGCATAAGGGTTTGAAGCCATTGCACTAACATCTTTTACTCCTTCATACGGGTTTATTATTGCTTGCCTAGATCTTTCTAACGCAGCTAATTCTTTTGCTCTCGCAGCTGCTTCTCTTTCTGCTCTTTTTCTAGCTTTTTTAGCTTTACTGGCTCCAATGATTCCCGACGATATTGCTGCTGCGGCTCCAATACAACCGGCTACTACCATACTCATACTCTATTCATTTAAAAGTTTATATTCTTTGTATTTTTCATAGGAAGAGCATGTCAGCATGTCTTCTAATTCTTCTATGTTTGTTATATTCTCAGGGTTTGGATATACATTAACAAATATCGTATCCTCTAATGCACATATAACCCTTTTGGTTCCTTCAGGAGCATGTACATAACAAGGAGCAATATAATGGTTCTTACCTTCATCAGTAACAACTTCAATTTCCCCTTGCAATAAAAACCATGTATGGGAAATCTTATATAGTTTACCTATAACAAGACCTCCCTTTGCCATGAACATTTCTCTAATATACACTCCTTCTGAGAAAGAATGCTTTAATGGAAACATATCTGAATTACCTTTTGCTATTAATGGATTATCCATTGCTAACATTGCTGTTTCTAATGCTTCCACTTTGTTGATGAACTCCATATTTATTATACGATGCTCCGAATTTGATTTTATTTGATTATCCATTTATATTTAATAGCTTGACATTACATATTGTGTACCAACACTCCATATTTCCTTAAGCCCATTTACGTTTGTTATATTATCTGTTGATAAAGTAACCGTTGCAAATCTACCTTTTATGCCAGACACTTGTTCGCCATAAATAACTTCACCACTAAAAGGAGCACTATTATTAACTAAATTAGCATAGTATTTATTCTCTTTTCTTTCAAATCCATATCGATATATAGGGGGAGTTAAAAGCGTAGGATATACATTACCATTAGCATCATAAGCGCCTCCAATATAACTAGGTATTTGAGCGGTTGTGTCATTGCTTATTCCAAAGTTATAGAAAACATCGCCAAAATCATATTTTTGTGTATCTCCTATAAAACTATCTACTTGCCAGCCATTATCACCTTCGTAGTTTACTGTTTTAAAGTTTTTACTTACGCCCACATCTTTATTAAATATCAATGTGATCGACGACTTTGTTTGTGTTCCATAAAAAGTTCCTGCTGACGCTCCTTGTGCGTAATGTTCCCATAGCGATCCGTCTTTTATAGAATAGAAATTACTTCTAACACTAAACATCCTAGTTGGCCTAAAAGAGAAGAAGCTAGTAAATCCGTTGATTGTATCATCAAAATTTAATGTTACATAAGATTGCGTAGGATTAGCTTCACTTGTTTGTAATGAAACCATGTATTGCTTATTATAAGCATCCCAACTACCTATTATATTACCTTGACCAAAGTTAGAAGAGCTTATGGTGGCAAATGTATCTCTAAAGAAGTCAGTCATACCATATTCTGATATTTCTGTAATTCCATCTTGAGACAATCTTAAAACACTATTTCTATATCTATCTGTAAAGTACTTTCTATAACCATATACTGCAAAACTAAGTGGGTCTTTACTTATGCCGTAATTACCAGCATAAGGAATATTCTGTCCAATTACAGCATTTGATGAAGTGACTGTTCCACCGCCTTCGGCTGAGTAGATTGCGTCTTTTTCTATTAAAGATCTACTTACTTTGTTCTCTTGAAAGATTATTAAGTTTGTGTCCTCTGCATATAGTTTTTGTATTGATCCACTTGCCGGATCTAAACTTCTAGTTATTTCATCACCTATGGAAAACACATTGGTATTATTTACACCCGTTCTAGAATTAAATATACCAGAATATATCAAAGAGTTACCTCTAATACTTGCGCTAGGTTCTTCTTCTACTAAATAAGCTCTTACGCCAAAATCAACAGAGGTATTATTATATCCTCCTGTTATTCTAGCTTCTTCAATTACCCAGTTATAGTCTTCTTGTGTAAAGGGAGTCACAGGGCCTGGATAACCGCCTAAACTCTCAGGAATACCAAGAGAACCATTCCACTCTCCTTTAAAATCTGAATTTGTGGTTTTCTTTAGTAAAAAAGTATTGAAATATTTTACTTCTATTATTGCTCCCATATAGTTATTATTACTTGATTTTTATATAAATTACCTCTTATTAAGAGAAAGAGAAGGTATAACCAGAAGTGTTAATAAGACGTTCTACTAGACCACCGGTATATGAATCATCAAGACATAACACAGAATCATTTTTTATTACCTCAATGTCACTGGATGAACTATATAACCATCCTCCTCCGCAAGAATACCCGGTGCTAGGAATAAGTATAACACTAGTGCCGCTTCTCAATTCGTTCCAGCCACCCATATATGCATAATAACCTGGTATATATGGATCCAACCCAGGAAGCACTGGTATTACTACAAATTTCCTTTCAATACCCATAGACGTAAAAGAATATTCTATAACTGAGCCTGAGCCTGGCGCAAATCCTAATCTAAGCAAAAAGGATACATCAGCAGCATCTCCAGCTCCACCTGCATCGGTTAGTCTCATCGTTATTTCAAAAGGACCAATTGGAGTTATAAGAGGCAAATAGTTGTTATTTAGCTTACCACCAGCGAATGTACCAACTATATCTGTTGATACTGAAAAATAATCAACAGGGCCTCCCCCTAAAAGATTAGCACTTAAAAGAGACCATTCAATCGGCAGAGCGTTTGCTAAAGCATCGTTGCCACATCCGTTACGCCCAGATAATCTTATGTGAGTAGTATCGTTAGGAGTACTTGCAACCACTTCTCCCGAAGGAGGTGCTCCAAATATTATTGGATCAATGTTGTTTAATGTAACTGTTCTAGACAATATCCTATCTACTCCTCCTACCGTAGCCACAAAGTTGAATACAAAATTGTTTAATTCAAATTCGGGGCCGCCTCTAAAGTATACATTGTCATAAAAATCTGAAGTAACCTTTATAAACCACCTTGGATATTCTGAGATTATTGGATTTAGTGGATCTTGTTCTAAGGTGAAATAAGAAGTTACATCTGTACCAAAAGGGCCAAGGGTATTAACGGACGGCATAGTTAGACTCGTAATTATTATCGGATCATTATTGATAGCTATGTTAAAAGCATTAACTAAAGCAAATCCATCATTATCAATATAGTCACCCTCCTCCATGTCTTCATCAAATCTATTAATGTTCCATTCACTTAATCGAACAGCTCCTCCAGCTCCAGCTTCTATTGCTTCGTTTAATTCTGCAACAGATCCTGCTGTGGTTGTTTCCCAGAATATATCTAATAGTGATTCCGTAGGAGCAGTTTCAGCAATGCCTAAGTTAAACCATGGCTCCGTAGGCCCAGCTGCTATTATACCAAATTGTTTTACAGTTGATATCCTCCCTATCAGTGGATTAGACTGTACATTATAAAAATAATCAGATGGAGCAAATGGGATAGCAGTGCCATCACCATTAAACATTTCTAAGTTATCAGCGATTGTACTAACAATCATTGCCGTTTTACCTGGATAATATTGTATATTACCTAGAAACGGGGCAGTAGTAATGTCAAATGTATTAACTCTATTATATAGCTTAACACTACTCCTGAATTGTTTTTGTAATGGTCCAACTTCTGATAAATCACGGGGTACTTTATTTATATTGTCGTTTATTAATACAATATGAGATGTTTTACCTATTTCTTTAGTAGTATCATCCGGATATGCAGCCATTACCCCTGGCAGATATACATTGTAATAATCTTGCTCTGTTTGTTTTACAACAATCTTATATGAATACCAACCTAGTGGGTTATAATCAACCGACAAGGGATCACCATTATATACTCCAGGATAAGCAGTAGAAACTTGTCTATCAGGAGGTATTAGGTCATTAAAGATAAGTTTCAAAGAACTTCCAGGCCAGCTCATTGGATCAATTGTATTGTTTATATATCCAGCATATACAGTTGAACCAGAGAAAGCTTGGCCTTCAGTGACTACAGAGGTTGTATTTCTTGATAACAATACAGTTGATTGTCTACCAAATTTATCAGCTAATACAACCCCAACTTGGTAACTCCTGTTCCCTTTAAGACTATGGTTTGGATATTCTATTGAGCTTGTAAAACCATTGATAGTATCAAAGTCATACTTTGTAGAAACAGCAACATTGTAGTTTAAACTTACATTAGAAGGTAATGGAGTATGTTTATCTTGATAATTACCGTAAACAATTCTATTACTAACTACTTCTTGAGCAAAGGCCCTTACTGGAACTATATCATATACTCTAGTTATTTCTGCTGTTGGTAATGTTTTATATGGCTTTCTAGAATTATAGTTATATAAAAAATTACTCTCTCCGCCATCTACTTGATCTTCTATTTCTTCTACTGATATTGTATCTAATACTTTTATTGATAAGCCGTCTGACTCCTTATATAGTATGTCTAATTCAGTAATTTTCAAGTCACTACTTAAAAAGTCTTTATCTACAGGTAATGGTATTACTAATTTTATTTGGGTAACTTTATTTTGCATAAAAGCAACAATAGTACTTCTATATGTTGCTTCTTCGTCATTAACGTTAAAATCAGCATTATATGTAAAGTAACCATCTTGTTGCGGTATAAATGCTATTTGTGTAAATGGAGCTATCAAAGAATATTCACCATCATCAAACCTAAACCTATAAGAAAATCTTACATACTTGTCTTTTAAATAATCAGGATCTCCTGGAAATACTGGATCATAATAAGGATTAATTGAAAATACTAACGATGTTTCATCTGGCAAAGTGATAGGTCCTGATAAGGTAACCGATGGACCCATCTCATTATAACTTACAACTGTTAATCCTAACGGTATAATTGTTCCATCACCACTAATATAACCAACATTTACTCCCGGTATAATAATACCCGAAACTCCTTTAACAAGGAAAGTAGTATCTGCTGTAGTTGCTTCATCTGTAAAACATTCGCCTCCATTTGGATAGTATAATGATGAAACATCTTTCATTGTTGTTTCATAACTTTCAGGAGCCTCTTCGCTTTCTTGCCAAAGTTCTATTGACTTATATGGATAATATTTAGCAACAGATATAGTGTCTTCTGTTATATAATAATTTGGTGTACTGAAAGCAGTGTCTATATTTATTTTTCTTGGTTGGTTCCGATTGTCTGTCCAGAATAATAAATTCTCTAATAAGTTTACGCCAATTATAGGACTTGTCACTGAAAAGTTTAGGAAAGCACCTGATACTAATTTAGTGGCAACATTGGTTCCGAAATTGTATGTAAATATATAATTCTTAGCAGTTGGCGAATATAGACTTGTTCCTGTAGTATCAATGTAATCCGTTAAAAAAAAATAACCCACATTGTTTGTTAGGTCTATAAATTGACCAATACAATCTAATCCTGTTTCATCAGCTATCTCATTAAAATCAACCAATAGGCTATTGCCTAATACGGTTTGCATCGTACCTACATCTGAATTTTCTGATTTACTTATTTGCAGGTTTACAGCGTCTCGATACTCGTTTTCAGGAACTAACCTGTCATCGAGATCCTTATTCATTTTTCCTCCAGTAAAATTATTTTTAATTTCTGCCATTATATTTTAGTGTTTAATCCATTTTGATTTACCTCTCATAACTTGTACAATCTCATGTAACTTGATATTAGATAAACGTAATTTAGCATTTCTTAATTTAGCAAACTTCTCTCTATTCAATCTTTGCACAAGATATTCTGGTGAATCTCTTCTTGTAGATACTATCGCATGCAGTATATAAGCATACATTGCTTCTTCTGCCATTTTAGGTACTCTAGAATCTAAATCATACGCTAATCCATCTGATATATAATCCAATGTAATTATCATCTTATGTAGATTGCTAGAAAAAGACATCTTACCTTCTCTATCATTTATAGTAAACCATCCGTTGCCTTGTGCATATTGTGGATCTAATCCGTACTGTCTGCCAACCGCTCCAAAATTATCCATTCCATAATACCAACCGCCAAAATCATTATCAGCACCCCAGCCATTAGCCAGGTATGTGCCATTTAACAAGTCTGTACTAGCTCTTCTCCATCTTTCTTCTATTATCGGTTCAGTTTCGATGTTGTTATTAAATTGATCCTGCATAGGAACTCCTCTGTCGTCCTGTAAAGGAGCTTCTGATGGATTAGAGGTTAAGTTATTAGCTGGATAGATTGGATGCTTTACGCCTTGCCTATCGACCCAATAAACGCCTACATAGTTCACATAATCCTGTGGCAGTACAACGCTTAAAGAATGAGGGATAGTTAACTCTTGTGATTTGATACTTTTCAATGTATCATAACTAAATTCCTGCATAGCTCGCTTAGCATGGAATATTACATCGGTTCTTTTTACATCTGGTATTAATTTGCCATTACCAACGTAAGCAACAATAAAACTATTTATTACATCACTTAACTTTGTGTATTGGTATCCTCCATAGTTCTCTTCTACAATATTTCCAAAAGCGTCTTCGTCTCCGTAGTTACCACCTGTTAATATTTTTAATTGAACAACAAATACCTCACTGGCCCCTGGGATAACTCCCATTAAATCTATTGAGTTACCAATAACAGTGTATTCATCTGTATATTCTTCAAACGACCCAGGCAATCCTCCTGCTGTACTAACATAAAGTTTAAAGTTATTTAATGGATAATTCTCGGCATTGGGATCATAGGAATAAAAAACTAAGTCAGTATTGAATGTTGTAGTAAAAACAGAAGTTACTTCATCTCCTACAAAACTTTGAACACCTTCGTAATATTGTCTATTTGTTTCGGTAATTAAACCACCATTAGGCATTGGCATATATTTTAGTTTTTAGAGTTATTTTCTTCTTGTTGCGATTTCTGAGCTGCCATTTGTACAATTTCAGGGTCTCTTATTATAACACCCGCATATAATAATATCTTAGTTATAACATTAGTTTGTTCTGCTGCATCTAAGTCAAATTGAACAGAATTACTAGCAGAATATATGTATGGTCCATTTGTCCAAGCAATTCCACCTATACCTGTATAACCCCATATAACGTCAACTGGTTTTCTAATATAAGAAACACTTATATCAGCAGCTAATGTTATATCTCTAGGATGAACATATATACGAGGCAATGTTGCTGCTGTAGCTGCAACTCCTAATGTAGCGTTCTCGTATAAGTATACTGGAAATTGTTTTGTTGGCTTTGTAAGAGGTGATAAATTAAGATATATTAATTGATCTTTTTGAACCCTTTCTATTTCTATTTCATCTTTATATATAACAGTACCCAACTTGTGTAGATTAGAGGGTACTACAAAATAGTCTGCTCCCACAGGTTTAGTGCAGGAACCAAATGTTTTGAATATAGATAACATACTGTCTATATTCTTTTGTCTATCGGCATATTCCGTATTAGATTGAGGAATCCTTAATTGTTGGTTTAAATCATCAAAATAAGATTCAAATATTTCTAATTGAACCTGTGTTGCTACTTTGTTAAACTCATCTGGAGTCATATAGCCTCTCTGTTCTTTATTAAGAATAGAAAGTACTGTTTTGTAAACTGTATCTACGTTTATTGCCATTGTTTGTTTTTATTATAATATTTAGGCAGCTACCGCGTTATTACGCAATAGCCGCCCTAATATTAGTATTACGTGTTATTGAAATTTTTTCTCAATAGACTGGAATACCTCTATCCCCTCATCTGTTTTGAAAAAAGCAGCCATAGCCGAATACGGATTTTCATCAAAAGGTACAGTCATTAGTTTTTTACCATTAGCTGCCCATTTGAAATCGCGTTGATCTTGCGATAGCTTTATAATGTTTGCTTCACATGCTTTAATAGCGAAATTGCGAAGTTGAATGTTTTCATCGTTAACTAAATCTAAAAATAACTCAGGGTTTCTTTTAGCAAATATTAGTAAATCTCTTTTTATTTCTTTAGATGTCATCTTAGAAACTTTAGATCCTAATTCAACTCTTAAAATAGATTCTGCTTGATCAACGTCCATACCTGATGCAGCCGTCATAGCTTCTAATTCTAATTCTAAGTAATCTAATTCGTCTATAGCAGTTACTACAGCATCAAATTCTCTATACTTTCTATTTAGCATTGGATGATAAATAGATAATAGCTTTTGTAAATTTTGTTGATCTTTTGAAACTGTAAGAACACCATTCTTAAACATAATGTGTCCAAGAGTAGCTTCTCCTTTTTGTTCGCTTACAAACGGCGAATTTTGATTTGTTGCATATCTCAATTCTCTTTGTTCTTTTGTTTCTGGATCAAACCATAACAATGGAAATCTTCTAGAGTGTCTTGATGATATTGTATAAGTTAATGGACTATGTGGTCCAGTTAATAAATAAGTGCGGTCTTTAATTTCCCACGCGTCTCCACCTGTCTGCGGAGTTGTTTTTTCTTTTGACATAATATGATATAATTAATTATTTTTTTTAATTTCGAGAGTAAAAAAGAGTAAAAATTACCCTCGTATATACAACGAGGGTAAAATCTACACTAATTGTTAGACTAGGATACTGAAGTGAATAACACGAAGTTATTAGCACCTTGTACACATAAACATCTTTCAGACAAGAAGTTAACCTCCATTGCATCTAAATCAGATGTATATGCTCCGCCAACAGAACCTAATACCCAAGATTTCATTCTTCTATCGTCAGCTTGAGAAGCTCTATAACGAACGTGTAAGAATGGTCTACGAATATTTGTACCTAATACTTGATCGTAAACTGTAGAAGTTCCAGCAGGTACTAATACTCCATCAATAGCTGATTTAGCCATACCACCTCTGGTAGACGCATCGTTTAAGTATTTCCAGTCAGTTTTGTAGAAATCATAAGATCCTCTACGGAAACCTGAGAAACCTAAGTTCAATGCCATTTCTTCTGAGTTTTCAAATAAACCGTAAGCAACCCCCCCAGCAGCACCAGAAGATAAAGCAGCTAACATATCATCAAAATCTAATGAAGTTTGACGGTTTAAGAAAAGCATGTTCTCTTCAATAGCTCCTTGAGTATCTAAGTTTCTTAAGATTGAATCAAACTCAGTTAAACCAGCAGCAGCAGAGAAGTTGTTTAATACGTTACCTCTTTCTTCAACAGCAGCAAATAAACCTTGCGTACCTTTTTTGCCTGCAGCATAAGCGGCAGACGGAGTACCTCCTCCAACGTTTGCAACAGCTAATTCACCCTCAACTACAGACATTTCTAAGTAATCTTCAAAACGTAATCTTGTTTCAGACTCTGCTTTTAAGTACCACATATATCCACCAGCTCCGTCTTCAGTAGCAATTTCTACCCAACCAATCTGAGCAGTGTCAGATCCATTAACAGTATATTTGTTACGGATAATGATAGGTGAGTTAGAGAATTGAGTAAAAGAAGGTTCAATGCTCACATAGTTTGTAAAATCAGTTCCTCCAGATCCTTTTTTGTATTCAGAACCATAAACGAAGATCTTTAAATCATCCATTCCATCTGTGAATCCAGCAGCAGCTAATGTAGCAGCAGTGTAAGGAGCAACAGTTAAAGCACCATTAGCAGCATTAGAAGAAGTATTGTTAGCTCCAGAAGCAGTAACGACAGCTTTAACTTCTAATCCTGTTGCAGGATTCATAATAACAATCGTTTGATTAACTGAAATAACGTTCGCTACATAATTGGTAGCAACTGTAGGAGTTAAATCTGAAGGAATCAATAAAGTATTACCTGCTGCACTATCAACATCCACACCTGTGTATGCAATGTGTAATCTGTTTTGTTCTGACCAAATAACCTGATCTGAAGCCATAGGCATTTCAGCACCTACCATACGTAAGAATCCAGAAAGAGTTCTATTCCCGTAGCGTTCTACTTCAGACTCATATATTTCTGGTAAATATTGTTGTGCAAAAGATACGAAATCCGCATTATTAGGATCTGTAAAGTTTAAATAGTTTGTATCTAAAGCTTGTTGTTTTTGGGACGGTTTAATCGACCCAAATTGAGGCGTTACATTTGCCATAATTTTTTAATTTTAGTTGTTAAATTTACTTTTTATTTTTAATTTCGTAGAATCAACACCATTAATTGCTTTCACTTTAAATCCATTAACAAATATCTCACCAGACGCCGTTTGCCTAGGCGTGGCAGATATATTATTAGATTTTGCGGTTATCTCTTTAACAGCATCAGCTTTACCTTGTTCATAAAAATGATTAGCTAAAGCATCTACATTTTCTGCAGCATACATTGCTTTGTGATAACCTTTCAAATCTGTAACCTCCCCTTTATCGTTCAAGAACCTCTTGACTAGATTGGTAATATTTGATTGTTTATCTGCCACAACTTCTGTATTTTGAACTCCATATCTAAAATTCTTTTCACCCAATTTGAAATCAAAACCTTTGAAATCCTGAGAGAAAAAATTCTTTGTGTCGCTCTTAAATTTAGAATGTTGTGTTTCCACAATTTCCTGCTCCTTTTGATATCTATTGAAAAAGTCAAGCGCTTTTTGTTGATCCTTATTTACACTAGGTCGTAACTTAACTTCCTCGTAGTATTTACTTTTTAGATCTTCTAAAAATCCTTTGGCTTTTGCAACTTCTTCTTTAAATGCGAGTTTCTTTTTACGGATATCTCGCTCATCGTCATCATCTTCATCATAGGAGAATCTGTCTTCCATTAGGAATTCAATTTCTTCTTCATTAAGATGAGGTCTAGTTTTTTTATAATATTCTTTTAATAGTAATTCATTATTAACATTTGAATAATCTGCATTCAATCTAACATAGTCCTCAACGGTACCTCCTGTTTCTTCCATAAAGGCTACCAGCTTCTCAACGTTTTCTGGTAATTGTCTCCCGGTTTTCTCTAGCTCATTGAATGCTTCAACAGCTTCAGCTTCAAGTTCTGCAGATGAAGCGTTTATTTCTTCATTTGAGATTTCTTGTATAACCGCAACAGGTTGTTGATTAATTTCCGTTACTTCTTTTTCGTTTTCAATTTTAATGGTAACGACTTCTTGTTTGTCGTTTCCTTGCTCCACTTCTTGCAATCCCATTTGGGGCTGTTCTGGCTGTAGCACGCTTTCATTTGTGATTTGCTCTTGAATGGCATCAGTATTTTCTTTAGGTGTTCTTAAATCAATTTTTGTAACCTCTACAGGTTTGTTTAATTTTCTTGCAGCGGGTTTTGGTTTTTGCATTTTAAAACTTCCTTCTTGTTTTACGTTCTCTGACATAATATAATAATATAAAATTGGTTAATATTTTTTTTTACATAAGAGCTAAATCAAACTCATCAGCTCCTTGATCTTCAAAGTTCTTTGGCAAAGTATTATTCTTTCTTTGTTCAATTAACTCTGATTGCTGTGTTGCTTGTATTTTAGTTCTTTGGTCTTTGCGATCTTCTGCTTGACTTAACTTTTCATTAGCAATATCTACTTGCATTTTACCTAATTCAAAATCATATTTGAATTGTTCTGCTAACAATATTTTTTTATTTTGTAATTCTTGTTGCATTCTTTGTAATTCCAAATTAGCTTTTGCTTGTAATATTTGAATTTCAGTTTGAGCAATTGCTTCTCTCTTTTGTACCTCTGCCATAGCGGCTGCTTCAGATGCTTGAGCTTGTGCTTCTCCTTGCGCTTTAATGTTGGCTTGTTGAACAGCTTGATCTCTTTCTTGTTTCTTTCTTCTCTTATATTTAAGAGCTTGATTAGCTAAGTCAATGTTATTAATTCTGTTTAAGTCAATAACATCCTCTAAATCTATTCCTCCAGATTGTAAGGCTATCTGTACATTCTTTTCAAAAGCTGCTTTTTCTTCTTCTTCTGGTTCTAATTCAAGGAATATACCAAAGTCATGTAAGTTAAGATTTTCAATCTCTTTTAAAGTTTCAACATTAAATAACGAAATGCTCTCTATTAAAGATTGCTTAGTCAATGGAAAGTTTAAAGAATCATTAACACGTAACGAAATGTTTTCGCATGTTCTTAATGTTAAATATAAACTCGCATCTTTTATGTGCCTTGTTGCAGTATTTGAATTTGCAGCAGCCATCTTTTGTAATCCTACTAAAGCATCTCTATCTGGAGCACTCCCATCTCTAGCCTCATTAAGGCCAGTAACATCACGTATCATTTGTAAATAATATTGATAAGTACCTATCAAAGACTGGATCTTAGCATTTCCGTTTGATGATTGTAATTCTACAATAGGAACTTTACCTTGATTAACACCTCCGTCTTGAGACATTGATCTACCTACAATAGACCCTGTTTGGAAATACATATTAAGTGCTTCCGCTGGATTATAGTTTGTGCCGTTTCCTAAATCAACTTCAGCTAAACCATCAACATCGACGAATACTCCATCTGGAACCATTCTAGATAACACCTGTTGCAATTTAAGATGCGTTAGTTGTATCATATCAGCAAATGTGATTGTTCTGCTAACTAATGATTCTATTCTTCCTTTATATATTCTTGGCGCACAGATAGTATAATTCATCTGTACCTTAGTTGTATCAGCATAAGGGCGTGTCATATTCTCAGCTAATTTCCATTCTAACATTTGTTCGTAGCCTAGAATTTTAGCTCCAGAATATAATACCTCTATACTTCTAGAAACTCTTTTAAAATTATCATTCTCGGGTGGATCAAAACTATCGTCTTTTTGGATAGCTTTTTCTAAACCTTGTTCCGTTTGTTTTATTTTAAATACTTGGTTTGAATATGTTTTGTATTCAAAATATAATACTTGTACTGTTGTATTATCATTGCTTTGGCCTGGATAGTTACGAATATAATTCATATCTCCAGGATATTTTTCTATCCTCTTTAATTCATCTTCTGATAATTGAGGAAATTGTTTTTTTAATTCTTCAAGGCTTATAGATTTTACTTCTCCAATATAGTAAACATCTTCAAAGTTTGGATCTTCTGTATAAGAATAAACCAAACAAGCTGGATCTACATAATCAATAACAATTCCATTAGCAGGATTCCACGATGTTTTAGCGCACGCAATACCAATTACTGCAAGATCATAGTTTAATCTTTTAGCTATTAAATCATATTTATTAGTAGCCAATACTTGATTAATAACTTCTTCTTCGGCTATCTCTATCGATGGTTTATAATCTAATTGCAACCTCATCTCCAATTCTTCTTTGCTCTCTGGCAAGTTGCTTGGATCAGATGAGTTATATAAGTTTGAACCTAATTTGTTTTGTATTTCATCTAACAGATCTTTAGCCATCATATCTCTAAGTATACCAGCGGCATAATCAGTTTTTGCTTTTGTAGATGCTGGATCTTGAGCATAAGCTTTTACTTTATAACTCTTGTTAGATATACCATTTACCACGATGTCAACAAATTTAGCTAATATAGGTATAGGTTTCCAATCTAAATTAAGATAAGACAAATCCCCATTAATGGATAATTCATCTTTGTATTTTTGCATTGGTTGTTCACCTCTAGCGTAAAGTCTTAATCTGTGAAAGTTTTGCCAGTTAGAGCCAAACCTATCGTTTCCCGCTCCTCCTACTCTGTCTCCCCTAAACCATTCGTTTTCAATAGCTCTACCTACTAAAGCTCCATATTCTAGAGACTCTTTTACGCTATCAGGTACTACCTGGCTTGGGAAAGAACTATTACTGTTAGTATAAATCATTTATCGTATTATTTTTGAAGTATTGCCGTTATTGTCGTATTTCTTAAAGTTTAGTGGAATTGACTGTTTAGTCGTTTCATATACAGGAGAATACATGTGTTTATTACACGCCATTATTGCTAATCCAGAACTAATAGATGCATCATGCTTTGTTCTATTGCTAATATCAAATCGAGCCCAATCATTCAAAGTACGTTGGAAATACATAGATCCCCAGTTATCTCCTTGAATACCAACATGATTCTCAATATATGTTTCTATAGCAGCAGCATGTGCTTGTATAATATCCTGTCCTGAATTAGGTATACCTCCAATCTCTTTTTCTGTTGGTGATAATTTATTCCACGTTTTATCCGGACGATTCATTGAAAAACCTCTATAACCTCTTCTCTTGAAATAATACAAAAGCCTAGCTTTGTTATTCTCTGCAAGTATAGGCATTCCGTAAAATACGCAAGCCATTAATACTTCTTCAAAAAATATCTCAGCTGTTTGTGGTCTAGCAATATATTCTAAAAAAAAGTGATTAACCGGTATGTTTTCCATTGTAAACTTAGTAAGTCCGTGTAATGAACCATTAGATCCTCTAGAATCTACTGTTCCTGATATATCGTAACTATCACAGCCAAAAGCACCGCAGTGCTCATTACCTGGATATTTCATACCATCTTTTATTATTACGCGGTTTTGTAAGAATTTATCGGGAACCCAGCTAATAAGGAATCTACCATCTTTATTTGGATAGAACATAACCCTAGAATCTTGTATCCCATTCTCCCATTGAAAACTACCTCTTGTTAATACACTAGAATGTCTTAAATCGTCATTGTAGTCAATCTGCTCATATATCTTAGTAAGATTAAATAAAGCTTGTTTAGCTTCATCTCTAAAAGCATGCTGTTCTGTTCTTGGAAACTGTCTATAGTATTCGTTTAAAGCATCAGAGTCAGATTTTAAGCCTTCAACCTCGTTTTGCCAGTGTTCGATAACTCCTGCATCAATCCATTTACCATCAACACCTTTTATCGGTTTTTCTGGAGTGTCGAAGACAGGTAAGCCATGAGTATCAATGAATCCCTCGTACGACCATTCCATAGGTATGAACAAACTATATAATCCTGAGCTAGTCTGTCCATTGCGGTTTCTTTTTGTAACATCTGAATTGTAATAAAGTTTCTTAAAGTTTTCTCCTCCTTTATCTAATGCGTTCGAAGTAGAACCCATCATACATTTACCTATGATCTTGGACCCTAGTCTTAAACATGTTTTTGTAACTCTCCAGTTATTTAATATATTGTCTGGTCTTTCCCATTTACCACTTTCGTCATGCGCTAGAAGTTTTAACTTCTCACCATCATAACTGTTGTCTCCGGTGTTTTTCCAGTCAATTGTTGTATCTAATCCGTCAAGCTCTTCTAGTTTCTCATTTGTATCTAATTTCTTACGTGTAAGCTTAGATGCTGGTATTCTATATGCTAATTCTGTTTTAGGTCTATCCATACCATCTTGGATAGGTTTAAAAAAGAAAGGATAGTTTATTGATATAGGAACAACTTTATCAGTAAACATTTTTTTAGCATCGGCTCCAGACTTTGATAATATACCAAAACGGGCATCACTAGATATTGTTGCTTGATTAACTAATTCTGCAGAGGACATGAATGAAAATCCAGAACGTCTATTCTTTAAATAGCACATTCCATAACATCTATCATCTGCTTTACAAGCTTCCCAAAATATAAAGAAAAGTCTATTAGACTCTCTAAAATCGGGAGCACCCACATCTATCTTACTCCATTGCAAGTACATATAGTGTGTCCCTGTTATATATGTGGGTTTTCCATTATTATAAAATCCAAAACCTTCTTCTCTGTATTTAAACTCTTGGTCAATATAATCGTACCAACGTTCCTTAAACACATCTGGATATTTATTCCAATCAAATACATTTTTAATTCTGGAAAGTTCTTTTGGAAATTCTGATTGCACCCAATATTGGTCTTCTTTCTTGTCAGATCTTTTATAAGCTTTTTCTATAAAAGGTAAAGCTATTTTAAGATTCTGTATTTCATATATTTCACCAATCTTACCAGTACGACTGATAACAACAACATCATGCTCTTTGTTATATCCGTACTCCCACTTGTTAAATCGGTTTTTTTGTTTTATTACACTTGGTTTTATATGGTTGTCAAGTATTTGGTATAAATTTTGTTCGTACATTATTTAGACCTCCCCTCTGCAAAACCTTTAAACACTTTTGTTTCTGTTTGCTTTTCGGATTCCTCTATCATTCTTTCTTCTTCTTGAATCCTGCTTAATATTTCAAACGCATCAAATATAGCTAACTTTTTTGTAGCTGCTGCATTCTTCAATTTATCGGCTGATAAATCATCTTCACCATTATCAAGAATTGCTTCCTCCGCTACTTTTATTAATTCCAGTACTGCTTTGTGCCCAGCTTGGATTATCTGTTGCTTCGTCTCCTTTATATTCATATTTAATTACAATATCATTAGATTTCATACAATATAATCTCTGGCCATCTATTATAAATTCAAACTCTCCAAAAGGTTTGAACCCCACAAGGTCACCAGAATTGATTTTAAGCTTGTTTAAAGAGTCATTACCATATTTTAGTATTCCAATATGCTTTTGTTCTTTTGACATCTTAAATTGGTCTTTATTCTTTACGGGTTTTACAAAACAACGATCTCCAAAAGATTGCCATTCGTTATCCCGTTTATATAAGTATATCTGATCAGGTGCACAAAAATATAAATCCTCTTTAAAATAAGATCTACTGTTCTTTTGTCTACCTTTAATATCGTAGAATCTTCTAAACACATTATGATGTATTACAATAATATCTCCAACTTTTATATCAGTTTCTATAGCTAATGGTATTGAAACCACCTCTGCTAATTTATTAACTGATTTAAAGCTTTCTATTCTTGTATTTACTATAAGTTGTTTACCATCAATATCAACGCTATTATTATATCTAGACCCTACTGGTTTGATTATAAAATCGAATACAGCTGTCATGTTCATTAATACTCTAAATCATATTCAACCGAAATTGCCATATTGCAATTGAACTTTTTCCAAGGCATCACTTCTTCTTCTTTCTTTATATAAATATTGTAAGAATTATCAGAATGATCTAATAATATATAAGATATACGATGCCCCCCGTAAACCTCTTGACCCACGGAATAATGCATCGCATCATCTTTATAATTAGTGCCTATACTTATTTTTCTAACTACTGAATCCATTATACCTCTTCTTGTTTGATTTCAGTATAAGATCCATCTGCTAAATTTATATTAATAGCGCCGTATTCTTCTTGAAGTTTATTTTTTGTTTCTTCTATAGCTCTATTTATGTCTGCTAATCTATGCAGAATAGCATGTTTTTGAGACTCATATAAACCTATATTAGCCAATGCATCGTTTAGTTCTTTGTGCTGACCTGAAATTAATTCTAATTGTTCTTGTGTAATTTGTTTTACTACTTCCATTTTATTTAATTTAATTGTTAATTAATGTTTTTATTTTATATTTAGTATGAATAAAATTGCCGGTATTAAAACCGTTGCTATAAAATCCAATACATCTGCTTTTCCTCCTTTATGTTTGTCGTAAATCTCAACCCCGGTAGCTAACGCAAATGTCAAGAACAACGCTAACTCCGAAATTAAAAATAAATTCAAAAATAAATAAAATAAAGTTCCATAAAAAGCATGCGCCAATTTATCGGAGTACTTTAGAAATATGTTATATAGTTTCTTCTTCATTTGAGATGTATTCAATAGTTTCTAACTTTGCTAAATCTTGCCATATATCATAAAAGCATTCAGCGGTAAGTACGTTAATTCCTACTACCCAATTATCGTTTTTATCTTTTGTAAATTCTAAAACATTGCCGTTATTTTCGTAATAATTTAAAGCGTTGTATTGCTCTTCATTTGCTTTTAGTACTAACATAATTATAAAGAATTTAAATAAGCGTTAACAGCTGTTACAATTGCAGAATTTTCAGACACCATACTTTCTCCCATCATATAAAATGATATTGTGTGTGCTCCATAAATAGGAGATGTTGAACCAGAGCGTAAAATAGTTTGATTAGATGAAGCCATAGTCGCCGATAAAGCTGTTCTACTATCTTGCGTTGTGTCATTAAATAATTCAACATTTAAACTACTTGTACGATGTATTGACTTCATCCCACGACTTGCGCTGTAATTAACCGCACCTCCTGTTAAAGCGACATTTGAATTTATCCTTTGATTTGATAAGTTATTTCTTTGTATTAAATTTCTATCAGTAGTTGCGCATCCGTCAAAAACCCCTGTACCACTTGCTGTGTCCATAAACACATAACGACTTGCATTGTTTTGAGTGTATTTATTCGTTCCTACTGTTGGATTAAAATTAGTATCTATATAAGATGTTCCGCCACCTTGTAAACCTTTGCCACTTACAAACGCTGGAGCGTTAACTAATGTCGCTAAACGTGTTGGATTTTTCCAATCTACACGAGTAAAGTTAGCGTTAGAGGTGTTGGCTAGTACTAATATTTGGTCAGCCTTTGTGTAACCTCCAGATGATTTTAAAGAAATCATTAAATTATTTTGCTTAATTTTTTCTTCATCTATAGGCAAAGTGAAACCTTCTAAAATAGCTTTATCTAGAACAGCTTTATATTCAGGCTCATAAATAGTTAAACTATTAGAAATTGCATTTGCACTCCCTAAAGCATTAGTAGCTGTAACTCTACAAGATACTAAATTTGAACTATCAGCACTTACTAAAGTATAAGTAGATAAATTTGCCCCACCAATATTACTTCCATCTCTCAACCATTGATAGGTGTAAGTGATTGGTAAACTACCGCTCCAAGTTCCGTTTGTAGTAGTTAAAACACTCCCAACTGTATTAGTACCGCTTACAACTGGAGCAACTGTATTAACAGGCACTTCGCCTCCAGATGTTTTTTTATTGGATTTCCAACCAATTGATAAGCCTAACCCTATCATATTAGTATACTAATAAAACGCTACCAACTGGAATGTTAACAGCGGATGTTATTGATGTAACTATAACAGGTAAAAAACTACCACTAGTTAATCCTGTGAATGTGACATCTGCAGTATTACCTACCGGTCTAACAGTTATAGACGTAGTTGTTAAATCTGGATCCGTTACAGCTCCAATATATATAGCTGCTGATCTTATATCATTAGTAGGATATGCTGAAATAGTGTCTACTCTCGTAGCAAAATCTGGTTGATTACCGTATTGTCCCATTTATTTTATTTTGTATATTAATATTAGTAGCAACGTACTGGAGTCGAACCAGTTTTAGCGGGCTTATGAGACCCGTGAGATACCTTACCTCCCACCTGCTATTTGTTTTTTGAAAAGTACTTTTTATATAAAGATTCCTTCTTGATAGGTATTTCTAAAACAACATTACCAGGGAACACATAATCATTCCCTGGCTTCATTGTTTTTTTATTACCTAAATTGTCTATACCTAAAACATCAAACTCTACTCCTTCCATCGTTATATTACCACTTGGTATAATATTATAAGGATTGTTTTTGTCTTTGCTATTTTTCTTATAGCCTGTCTTAGATATATTCATAGTTATTTATTTTGCGAAAAATGCTCTAGCTTGTCCAGAACGTGTTTCTTCAGCGGTAGGTTTTTCTTTCCCTGCTTGTACATTATAGAATCTAGCATATTTATTTCTAGCTGCCATCGTATTGGTGCTATCTGATTTATATTCTCTATAAAGATCCTCATTTGACATACGTCTTGCCGTTTGCCCTTTTTTTGCCTCCTTAACTAGTTTTCCTTTTCCGTCAACAATCCTTGCATTAGTACTTTTGCCAGTCGGAACTTTTTTATTACTACTTTCAGCTTCTCCTCCAAGGAATTTTTTTTCATAAGGTCTTGCTGTTGCTTTACCTGTAGTAGGATCTACTTGTATACCTTGACTATCCTTTTTATCAGCAGCTCTTCTTGGTGCATCCGCTAATACTTTTTTACGAGATTCAGCCCCTTTTCTTGTTAAATCTGGGTCTTGAGTTTGTTTCATTGGGGAACCACATTTTCCCATCAAAGCAGGAGAAATTCCTCTACCTGTTTTAGGCATAGCCATTCTGCCTGGTGATTGTTTGTAAGCCATTTTTTTGTTTTTTTTAATAGTTGTTTTGTTGTTTTCTTCTGTATATTACAACTGCAGGAGCTTCACTAATGTAATCAACAGCAATTGTATTTTCGTCTATTATTGTAAATACACCAAGACATTCCCAATTAGTTGGTTCGTACAAGGACTTTAAATAAAAATTATTTTTTTGAAAATTGTAAGAAATCACTTTAAGCGACTCCCTTTCTTCATCATTCGTTGTCATTTCTACTTTGAAAGTTTTCTTAGTTGTTCCTGAGAATGTAAGTTCTGATGCATACGTTTCTGGTATCCACGTTCCTTCTAAGAATTCTTTTGACATTTTTTGAGCATTAACTTGTACACACTCTAAAACAAAAACGATTGTTAATAATAAATTTCTCATAATAAATTAAATTAAAGTTATATTATTATTATCACGCAAGTTTATTGCTTTTTATAAGCTTCAATCTCCCACGGAAGTTTTTTTGATCCTTCCTGCATTTTTGACCTTGGATATTTCTTGCCTTTCCAAAATACATTGTCATCATCGTAATCAAGATCACCTCTTTTCATTTGATTAATATGTACTTTTTCATGCTCTACTGTTCTGTTCTTTTTCAACTCTAATGGCGAAACATCTTTGTTTACAAGTATAGTTCCATTTGATTGAGCCATACCAAGAATGTTTCCATCCATGCCTCTACTATATATTGGTGTATTATCAATATTATAAGGAGGCCCACTCATTTTAAATGCCATTTTTATATAGTTTAAATATTATAGGGTTTGCTACAATATATTAGCAACAAACCCTTAATATATTGTTATGCGTATAATGCCTCTGTTACCACAATTTTAACACCACCTACTGTTGGCATTGAAACAGGAACAAAAGTACCACCAGGTAATACATTTAATGCATCATAAATTGCATCAGCAACAACAGGAGCAGTACCTGCAGCAGCAGTCGATGTATGTGTTAATGTAAGCGTTTTTTGCCCAATTCCTAATCTGTTATCAAAGTAAATAACTGTAGTTGTAGCTGCAGTTTGCTTCACATCAAAGATAAGATCTACAGGTAAGTTAATAGGTCCTCCGTTAGGTACTGTAGCTGTTGCGTAACCTGTATCCGTTGACGGAACTGTAATGAATTTTGCCATTGTTTTTGTTTTAGTTGTTTGTTAATTATTTTTTCTTTTTATTCTTCATAGCTGCTTGAGCATTCATAGCGTAATGCTTTCTTGCTCCTGCAGTTAACTTTTGATTGCTTGCTTGTTTAATATCGTAAGCAGTTTTTTTGCTTACTGATTTTTTCTGCATAGTTGGAGCAGGCACTGGAGAAGCAGGGGCAGGTTTAGCCGGCTGCGGAGTTATAGGTGCTTGAGTTGGCTTGCTTGTTGGAGCAGCTGTTGACTTAACAGGCACCGGTGCTGGTTTTGCAGTAGCAGGTGTTGCAGCCGCTTTAGCTTCTTTTTTTGCAGCAACTTTAGCAGCCATACCAGCCATTACTCTGCTCCCTGCACTTTTATTTGTATTAGCTAATATTTCTTTTGCTTTTGCTTTTAGACCCACTTTTTGTTTAATTGGCGTTTTCATTTTTGTAGTTTTAATTGTTGTCTTTATTTTTATTTTTATCTTCAAAGTGACTATATATTCTAATTGCTGTGTAACCAATAGAAAGTACCAGAAGAACTATTTTTAATATAGGTTCAATGCTTGTTAAAGTTATAGAAAAAGCTAATACATTTAAAGCATACAGTTTGAGGTCTGTCATTTCCATTTACAGTTTACATTTTGTCCGTTGTGTTATAGGAGCGCTCTTGTAAGAACAAGGAGCTTTACTTACTTCCATTCCGTTTTTACCGCTACTTGATCCTTTTCCTAAAGGAAAGCCAGTTATATCTAATGGACCATTCCAAAGAGCATTAGCCCCTGTGATACCATCGTTTTCTATTCTTTTTACGGCAGGTGTTGATAATTTCATCATATTACTTTTATTATTTAGATTGTTGGGCTTACTGGTAATGCTCTATCATAAGTTCCTTCTTCTGGCATACCAAACATACCTGTCATAGAAGCTTGTGCTTTTGGATTAAAATTAACCGGAGCACCACTAGGTTTTATACCCGGATTATAAGCTGTTCTTGGAGTTGAAACCATTGGCATTTGATCAGGCGTAGCCTCCATGTTCGCCATGGCTGGTTGATCATTAGCTGACATCATACCCGGATTGTTGCTTGGCTTACTTAAAGAATTATTGTATCTCATCGTGTTTTATCTTTATTTACATTATTTATTGCTGCTCGTAATACTATATCGGTATATGTATTATTTTTCATTATCTTATTACTCCTCGATGTTGTTGGTATATCTTCCGTCCCAAGCATTATACGGTACATTCTGTTTATTAGTTGTTTGCACTTGAATGAAACTTTATATATATTGTATTTCTGGGTTGTATGGTTTCTTGTTCTCCATACCACTATCCATCCTTCTTTCAATAAATTGTTCCAGCGCTTATTGTCCCAACTATATGCATAAGTACCTACTTTATAATCTTGCTTGGTAAAAAAGTCCATGCAATCAAAATATACTAGCAACTCAAGATCAGCATCCGTAAGATTATAATTTCTGCAAGCCCACTTACGAATAAGTCTATAATGTTTTAATAAGTTAAGCTCTTTTATGTCTGTAGCTTCTAATCTTTTCATAAAACTATTACAACATCCTGCAATCTTATAACCTGATAATCTTGACCATCAAATTCTATACCGTGACCAGCAGCTTTATCATAGTAAATAACATCTGCTTGCTTTAAACATTTAATATCATCACTCACTGATATAACAACAGCTTCTTTATATCGTATATTTTCTTTGTCTTTTTCCTTTAATAATAATCCGCTTTCTGTTTGTGATATACCTACTTTCTTTGGTAGTATCACTATATTATTGCCTATTGCCTTCATTGATTCTTAAATTATTAATTATACAATCAGTTGACAATATCGTAACAGCTACAGAAGCAGCATTTCTTAAAGCACTCTTTGTAACAGATAAAGGATCAATAATTCCTGCTTCTATCATGTTAACTTGTTCGCCAGTTACAGCATTCAATCCGTGACCTTCTAAGCGATTCCAATCCTTGTTTGGATGATCAATACCAGCATTAGATAATATCGTCTTAAACGGAGCTTTAATAGCTTCTAATAAAGCAAGTGATCCTTGGTTCAATGCTTTTATTTTATTCGATGCGTCTAAAAGAGCAATTCCTCCTCCTGGAACAATTCCTTCTTTAATAGCTGCTTTAGTTGCACATATTGCATCTTCAACTCTATCTGCTTTCTCTTTTAATTCCAAATCAGAACCAGCACCTACTTTTACTACAGCTACTTTTGCTGATAATCTTGCTAATCTTTTTTCTAATCTAATTACTTCACCTGGAGCAGTAGCTTTTGCTAATTGTAAATTTAACTCATCAATCAGCTCTTGAACTGCTGGTTTAGTTTCTCCTACATGTAATATTGTTTCGCTATCATCTGTAATCGCTTTTAAGCAACTACCTAAGCATTCAATATCTATAAGATCCATATCGTCACCTAGATCTTCATTTATAATGGTAGCTCCTGTTAATAAAGCAAGATCAGTTAGTGTATCCTTTTTTGTGATACCATAAGTAGGTGCATTAATAACGTTAACTTTAATATTACCTTTAACCTTATTCATTGCTAAAGCAGATAAAACAGTTTGTTCCATGTCCGCTATAATCAATAATGGTTTATTATTTTTTATTACATATTCTAATACCGATTGTATTTGGCGAATAGACTCAACTGGTGACTCTACGATTAATACTAATGGATTTTCTAATTCTGCAACTCTTTTATTTGGATTTGTAATAAAGTTTGAATTTACCAAACCTTTATCATATTGTACCCCATCAATAATTTCAATTTCGGTTTCTGGATTTGCTGATGATTCCATCATCACAATTCCAGTTTCACCAACAGCTCTAAAAGCATCACCAATAATTTTACCAAGTACTGGATCGTTGTTAGTTGATATAGTAGCAATATGATCTATCATATCACCTGTTACAGGTACTTTAATAGACTCTAAGTATTCCACAACTAAATCTACAGTTTCTTCAATACCATTCTTTAATTCTCTAGAACTTACCAAATCTTGTATTAAGTAAGCTTCCTCTAAAATAGCATGCGCTAATACTGTTGCTGTTGTTGTACCATCTCCAGCTTCTTTAACTGTTTTTCTAGCGGCTTCTTTTAAAAGTCTTGCTCCCATGTTTTCTACAGGATCTAATAGAGTAACACTATCTGCTACTGTAACCCCATCCTTAGTGATTAGTGGTCTACCTTTATCATCCTCTAACATTACACATTTACCACCAGCTCCCAATGTTGAACTAACAGCTCTAGTTAATTTGGTGATACCAGCAAATACATTATTCCTAGCTTCTTTACCAAAGCTAAGATTCTTTACTATCTCATTTGACATATTTAATTGAATTTAATTTAATATATATATTACTTATTTTAATTGATTTTTACCCACAAAACCAACTATATTGATCTTAATTGAAAATGCATTCCGTCCTTTCTTATCCAAGTCCCTCCCCATTCAAATCCACAATCAGTAAAACACTTTACTAATCTATTGGACATAGTAGGCTCCTTACCTAACCCATTCCATGCGGCATTGATGTCTATGGCTATTCCCCAAGAGTGTAAAGACATTGATTTAAGACCTCTTTTCTTTCTTACATTGAAACAGCCATCCCACGTTTTTAATTCATCTATAAGCCCTCTATCTATTATATTAGAGAAGGCTTGCATCAATGGGCCAATCATTAATTTGTTACAATATAACTTCTTTGGTATAACTCCTATCTCAAGATGTGACGGCACATCCCAAAGAGTCATGTATTTTAACTCGTTAGTAGTTATTGCAGGATCACCCCACTTCTTTAAGCATTGTGCACTTGTTACCATTTATTATTTGATTTTAATTTTCCAATATGTACCAAAGCCATAAGTAACTACACCGTTGAATCCAACACCAATAGACGCTTGGTAAACATGATCTTTTTTTGTTTTATACATAAACCCAGGACTAAATGCGGTGATATCACTTCTATTAGCAAAAGCATTAAGACCTACATAAAGTTGTCTCTTAGGTTCTTCATGTTTTGTTATAGTAATAGTTTTTGTAACTTGTGGTATTTTATAATCTTTTATGTATTCTCTTTTACCGTATAACTTGTTTATCCATACAGTGTCTCTAATAACAACGGTTCCGAGACTATCTAATTTCAATGTATCTGTGTATATTGTTCTAACCAGGTGCTCTTTTAAAAGGTTTTGGAACCTAGCTTTACAAGTATCAATAGTTTCGCCAGAATTATATTCTGGTTTGTTTATATGCACATATTCTTTCTTTAAAACCGTAACTTTCTTGATCACGGTATCATGTACATGTTTATAAATTGTATCCGTCTTTACTTCTATGGTATTCCTTATAGATTCTGCTTTGTTACAACTCCTTTGTAATAATAAAACTACTACTAAAGTTAGTATTATTGAATATAAAACTTTTAAGTGATTTCTTGTCATACTGATTTTGCTTTTATTAAACGTTCTGCTATTTCGGTAGCCGCTTGTGATCCTATGTATATCGCTGCCACCACTGTCCAATTGTCTGAATCTATGTTCGATGTAAATAAAGCCACCGATGCGATCACAAAAGCCATCAATTTTCTACTTACCCATTTTGATAAGAATAAATCTATTCGTTCTTTTCTACTCATTAGTATGTTTTTGTCAATATAAATAAATTAGAGTAAATACTATTTGAAACACTAGCATTATTAAACTGAGCGGTAATAACTATTTCATTATTAGACTCTGTGTCAAAATCAGTATTGTTCTCTGATATAAAGTTTCTTAAATCTATATTCCCATTGGTTTTGTTATAATAAAAACTACCTCCACTAACTATACTAGCTTCGTCTGCTCCTCCTAATGCTCTTATTGTAAAATCGATATCAAGATTCCAATGCTGCCCTGTTACTGCGTCTAAATCTATATCCCCTGTATCTCCTAGTATACTATAAGAAAAGCCATTCCAAGCTTTAATTCGTATCCTTAAAGCAGCTGACCCAAGACAAGATATATGTCCCATTAAAGACGCTCTAAAAGAATCTCCAATATTAAACCCATTAGCAGGAACAGATAAAGAGCCTAATCCGGTTCCAATTAGGCTTAGCTCACTATTGGTATTAACTATTATAGTACTATTTGCTGTTTGTGTAAATAAACCATAGTTAGCTGTTGGCAAAGAAGTTGGTATATCTTCTACTAAAGCTACAGTTCCAGAAGCATCAGGCATTATATATTCTCTATTAGCTGTGATTTGTGAAGTAGTAAAACTAGCAGAATAATTACTATTAACAATAATACTATCACTACTTATCTCAGATACGAGATCCCCTGATGAATTATAGAATTTAAAATAGGAATCTTGCACTTGAATTTTAGCATAATCTCCATCTGCAGTGTCCCATAGTCCTAGCTCGCCGACATTTGCAGTTAATAAAGATTCATTACCCGCCGCTAAAACTTCATTTAAAGTGCTCACAGGCATATTACTAGAAAAGTAGTCTGCTAAAGTTGATGCTTCAACACTCATTGTTCTCCTTGGATTAGCCAAGTCCTCTTCATTGAATCTTGATATTATGAATGTATCAGTACTCCGTACATCATTTGCTTTACTATAACTGTATATTATTGCCATTTATTGTTTTTTTTTATTAACAGTTCCATTTATCTAATGCTAACTTTTTTCTAGTAGGTTCACCATTTGGTTTCTTCATCGGCCCTGGCATACCGGACATCCTAGCACAGAATGATTTTCTACGCTTTGCATCCTTGCTGCCTGGTTTTAATTCCGATGGTTTTTTAGTAACCGCTGTTTGTAACTTAGACCCTGGGTTTTCTCTTCTATAACTCGCAACACCTTTAGCGTTTAATCCACCTTTTGGATCTTTACCTTCTTTGCGAGCCCATGCTGCAGTCTTCTGCATAACAGGTGATTTTTTTGTAGCCATTGTTCCGCAGGAACATTTGCCTTTACATTTACACGACATATTATTTCTTTATTTATGATACATTACTTTTACTAGATCTTCTAGCTCCCATACCAACTTTCTTCTTAGCAGATACAACTTTTGTTTTTTCTGCTTGTGTCATTTGGCTCCAAGGCTTAGGCGAAGCCGCACTTACTCTAACAGATGGTCTACAAGCTTTAACACCTTTTCTATCCGCAGATCCACATACATTACCTTTCTCATCTGTCCACTTCTCTTTGAACCATCTTTTTAACGAGGCTCCTTTCTCGGTTTTTCGTACTGCCATTACTTTTTACCTTTATTCTTTCTACACTTAGCGATAGCACCACTAGCATAAGCTGAAGGAAATACATCATACGTTGCTTTTACTTTTTTATAACATGCGTCTTTTACTGGTTGCTTCATTGGACTATTACCACCTGATCCAATAGTATAGCCATTGTTTGTTTTCACACCTAGCCCTTGGGGACCTATTCCTTTTAAATTCATATCACTTTTTTCTATTTAGCTTCTTAGTTCTATTCGTAGCTGGATTATAAGTAAAATTGTTTACAGATTCTCCTGTTGCCTTAGAAGCTCTATCCTTAGCTCTCTGTTCAGCAGTCATATTGTTTCTAGCTCTACCAGATGCCGTAAGCGTACCATTAGCATTCATGTGTCCTCTCTTCTTTAATAATGTAATAGCAAGTTCCTTACTACCTACCTGCGCAGCCAATCTATTAACCAATTGACCTTCTCCCATAAACTTCTGCGTAGCCATTATCCGTGGATCTTATATTTCTTACCACTCTCCTTCTTAGTACCTTCACCTTCATTACCTCTGTTCTGCTTCACAGATTCAAACCTACCATCTTCATGATCATAGTCCATACCTTTACTACCAGGGTTTTTACGATGCATTCTCTGCGCATGTGCTTTCTTAATTCTTCTATCATCAGTTTTAGCATAAGCCAAATCCCTAACAGCCTTTTTCTTAGCCGCTAACGGTGATAACTTCTGCTTTAACAAAGGTGACTGTATTCCTAATTGAACTTCCATAATATACTTTTAATATAAGGTATACAATCACGCATCGACATAAAATTTTACAGTAAATAACAATGCGACAATAGCCTGCTATTTTATTACTTAATTAGCTAATGTCACTAGTTTATAAAACTAAAAAAAAAATAATAATACCAAGTGGTAGTTATTGGAAAGATCTTATCAGATATTTAGAAGTAAGTGACATCAGATATAAAGAACTAAGGGGTTATATACAATTTTTGCTACAAACTTTTCGAAAAGAAAACAGTTTCAAATTTCCCACCCCCGGCGCTTGAAATAGGATTTGTTCAAAATGTTTTACCTTTTAGTTTATGGCATGGCATGCTAACTAGCTATTCAGGATCGCTACTAGTTTTGTATTAGGAACGTTTAGTGCATCGTCCGTTGGAGGTATCATCATAGGTATCATCATAGGTATCATCATAGGTATCATCATACATATACAACTATAACATACGCGGAGCGAAGCGGAGCGTATAGCATACAGAACAGATACGGGGCCTTACTGATAATATAAATGAAGTCGCGTAGTAGTGGCCAGCCCCTCTGTACTTAGTCTGTACCTTGCTTCTACCTTTATCTACAGACCTAATACGAAGAGTAAATGATAATATATATGAAGTTAAAAAGTAATAATAATAACTAAAACAAATAACATTATGAAAAAGTTAAAAATTAATAAAAATTTCAAGTCCATTATTTATAACCTATTATCTAATTCCAATAAAATGGGTCATGTATTTTATATGAATAATAATATCCTATTGATAGATAAAAATGACCTTGAAGTGGTCGATCGATTATTGACTAATAACTTCCACAAATATAGGCTTACAAAGTAAATACGACGAGATAATGATAATATAAGTGTAACAAATAAATAATATAACTATGACAAATCTAGAAAAATTACAAGAACTAAGAAAGTTAACTAATGATAATGTATTACTAGAATATATTGATACTTTAATAATAATCGAAGAAGAATATACAGAATAAATACGACGAGTGTTTGATAATATAGATGTAAATAAATAATAACAATATAAATATAATAATTATGAAAAAAGTAAAAGAAGTTTTAGTTGAAAACGTTGTTGAAGTAACTAAGTCGAGTAAAGAATTGATATCAGAGGCCATCGCGGCCTTGAGTCCAGAACAATTGGCATTGATATATCCGCCGATCGAACGAGCCAACTTTGTAGTCCGTAAGTCATGGTTAGGTCGTAATCAAATAATAACATTCGTTAACAACAAGAATCAACGAATAACTTACAATCACGACGATGTATTGAATGTAATGTTGCCAAAGTTATCTATCATGCCATGTTGGATTAAACGTGAATATTGGTCACAATCAACCGATATGCCGGCTAATGTTAGACACTTAGCGACTATTGAAAATCTAGAGCCTACTATAGAGTAGGTTTCTAGACCCTAACGGGTGCTATACATACAAAACGAATACGACGTTCAAATGATAATATATGTGTAACTAAAAACAAATAACATGAAATTCTTAAGTAACCAAATTAAGACAAAACGAGACATTGAAAGCTACATTGATAGCTTGGCATCTAATGACCTTATGTACCATTTTGATGATAACGCTAGAGATATAGTTTCTTTTGAAGAAAATCTTAGTCAAGAGCATCTTGATTTATTAGATATACGAACAAATGAAATGCTAGATATCGATTATGATTATGCATTTGAATATGCGCTTAAAATTATGCATATACCTTGGTAATTGCTATACTTACGGGATAAATACGACGTTCAAATGATAATATGAATGTAACTAAAAACAAATAACATGGACAATTTAACCACAAAAGTAATGAAAATTTTAGACTTATTATATGATGCCAAAGAATTATTGGCAGATATAGATTCTAATCAAGAAATAGAAGTACAACATGCCTATCATGCTCTAAAGTTAGAAATGATGGACCGTGATGACTTAACACAAGAACAAAAAGATTTAATATATAACTAAAAAAACAAATAATATGAAGACAATCTTAGGTATAACGGCATGTACAATTGGATTACATGCCGACGGTATAATAGTGAGCACTATATGTGTTGTAATAGTAATAATATTAATCCTTAAAAGTAAATAATATGAACGACCAAAGAAATGATGTGATTGCATTAGCCGTACTGTGCTTCCTCGGAGGCATTGTTGTAACACTCACATTGATACACTCATAGTATCACCCCCGGAAGGGGTATAGCATACAGAGGTAATACGGTTTCTTACTGATAATATATACGGGCCTGACTTTGAAATAGCGTCGGAAGAGTAGACTCCGCCCTACGTGGTATTTAACGCTCACCAATAGTGCGACGTTAGCCTACTATTTATTAACTTAAGACCCTAGTGTCACACTTTTCCCAAAGTCCGTTGGGTCGCCACGGAACCTTTACTCACCGAATGTATAGCATACAGACCAAATACGAGACCATTTTGATAATATATGTGTAACAAACAAACAAAATAACCTATGGAACACAACTTTAAGACCACCGAAGAGTACATCGAGTACCTAAATTTTGTTGATACCTTCAATGAAATGTTAGAAAATAACACGTAAGTAGTTGAGAGATAAGGGGTTACCATATAAGTACTTTTATTTCTTATAAATGAAGTACCACCCTTATACAAGACCAATACGATGGTGAATTGATAATATAAATGTAAGATTAACAACTAAATATAAACGATTATGAAGAATTATTCTAGTGCCCTTAGGCTTGTAGTATTAAGATTGAAATTTGAGTTCTTAGAAGCGGCGAAAAGTGCCTCGTATGTGCTAAGAAGATAACCGTTGCGTTATAAATGAGTAATAAAAACTAAAAGCAACCTGTAAAAAGATAGTAATTATGACAATGCAAGAAGTTTGTGAGTACGTTGTTCGTACACGTAGTGTTAAGAATAATACACATTTAGAGTTGGTAAGATTACAATATGGTGAGATACGATGTTTCACCGCTAAGGAGAGTAGTAAGGTAATTACCCGTAGTAAATCGGTATTCCGTAAAGGTAAGACCTATGCGTTTAGAGGATTGTGGAACCATTACAACGTTCCTATTGTATAACTATAAAATAAAGTAAGATGGAAGAATATAGTAATTGTTGTGGAGCGGGTAGACACCATATATTTGATGAGTTGTGCGCCGATTGTTTAGAGCATTGTGAGTTTACGGATTGGGACGGGGAAGATGAAGATTGATTTACAGTACTAATACGATTGTTAAATGATAATATAAGTGTAATTAAAAATAAAGTAATATGAAAAAATTAGTTGTATTAGACCACAGCGTTGGC